CTGTACCCGGTCATAGACGACGACGGCAACCTGAAGTGCTGGGCGCTGGACGCGGACAAGACGGGCAAGAAGCCGCGACGGTTGGAGATCACCGATCTTGTGCAGTTCGACCTCGAACTACCGGACGAGGGTTTCTTTGGTGTCGGGCTCGTTGTGTCGGCTATCAACAAGATTCAGTTCGGCCAGGCGCTCGACCGTCATGTGACCTCCGTCGTTGCGAGCGGCGGCCGGCTCTCGGGCATCATCTCCCCGAAGCAAGGCGTCATCGACAACGACAACATCTACCAGCAGCTTGTGCGGGACTGGCGCAACATCGCCGAGCAGCCCGAAGCCGCGAAGCGCGCGCAGGTAGTGCGCTATCCCATCGAGTTCACAAAGACGACCGCGGACATGCAGCAGTTGGAAGTCGTCAAGCTGTTGCAGAACAACCGCGACGAACTGATCGAACTGTGGGGCGTGCCGCTCTCGCAGATCGGCGGCAACTCTCCCGCGGGGCTCAACTCCGGGGACGTGCGCAAGTACGACCGCGCCGCGCTCATTCAGAACGCCGTCGAGCCGCGCTGCGATGTGATCGCCGAAGTGATACAAGCCGAGATGGACCTGTGGGCGCCGTACCTCGGGTGGGCGCCAAAGTTCGTGTTCGACATCCCGCAGTTCTCCGACGACTCAGCACGTCATGACCTCGTGGCGAAAGACGTATTCGTGCCCCTCAAGGGATGGGAGCGGCGCGCGCAGATCGGGCTCGATCCGCTCGGCCCCGATGTGCTCGACTCGCAGGGCCGGCCGATTGACGACGTGGTACTGGTGACCAACGTCATGACGGAGATCGGCGTAGGGCCAATGGGTGGGTTCGGGTTCGGCGCTCCTGTCGCGGGCTCGCAGTCTGTTGCCACGACTGCCCCGGATGCGGCAGAGGAAGCCGTTACAGCCAGCGCGCCAAAGGTTGCCGCGCCAGCCAAACCCGCGCCGGGCACGATGCCCGCCAAGGCGAAGCTAGATCAGGCGGGCTATGTCACGCTCGTGACGGCTGACCTGGCGCACCAGTACCCGGCCGACATGCTCGACTGGGTAAAGCTCGTGACGTGGGACTTCGACTCGGGCGTGAAGACGAAGAAGATTGAACCCACCAAGAAGGCGATGGTGCCCGCCGTCGTGTCCGCTGTCGCTACTGGCATGAAGCTCGGCGCAGACGTGGACCCGATCATTACCGTATGTCTGCCTTCTGGGGAGGACATCGTAGCCAACGGCAACCATCGCCTAGCCGCTGCGAAGCAAGCGGGCGTGAAGCGGCTACAGGCATACATCGGCACTGTCTCCCTGGCGAATGAGGCAGAAGTCAAGACGGCCATCAAGGCGATGCAGGCGCCGAAGTTCGATGACAAAGGCCCCGGCACCAAAGGCCCGGAGGAACAGGGCAAGGCCGACCTTCGCGGCGCAATGCGCGGGTTCCGTGCGCGGCTCTCGGCTGAGATGCTGCCGCGCTTGCAGGCCTCCGCGGCGCGGGTGCTGGACGAACAGAAGCGCTCCGTCCTGGCAGACGTGCGGATGCATCACGCCCACGTTGTGAGCCATCCTGCCGATACTTCCGTGTGGTGGAAGCCGGAGCACTGGGACAAGACGATGTTGAACGCCCTCTCGGGCGTCTACCAGGCAGTAGGGCATGGCGTCTCCAAACAGGTGAACGCCCACAAAGCCGACCTCTCGGTGCAGTTCGGCCCCGCCGTTCCGGCTCCAAAGGTAGTGGCGCATGTGCTGGCCTTGGGCGCAAAGGATGTCTCCGGCATCAACGAGTGGACCCGTCTGCGGCTCAAGGAGATCATCGCGCAAGGCGTAACGGACGGGCTCTCCCCGGCTGAACTGGGCGACTCAATCGAGGCGTGGTCCGGCTGGAACGAATACCGCGCTGAGCGCATCGCCACGACTGAGCTGGCGCAGGCGTACAACACCGCATCGCTCGGGTCATACCGCGAGGCTGGGCTAGAGATGGTGCAAGCCGACGATGCGTGCACGTGCGACGAATGCCAAGAGGCTTTCGGGGACTCGCCGATCATGTCGATTGACGAGGCGGACTCTATCGAGGACCACCCGAACGGCACGCTCGAATGGCTGCCCGTCGTGAGCGAGACAGTGGAGGAAGGCGATGAGTAAGCCGGCGGTCCCGCTCAAGGCACAGCCGCTCGACTCCGGCCAACTCGACAGATGGCTCGCGGGCAAGATGCCGCGCCGTATTCTCGTGGCGCCGTTCGGCGGGAAGCTCAAGGCGTCGCTATTCGGCCACCCTGACGATGCGTACGGGCGCGACCTGGACGGCGAGTACTTCCATCCCGGTACGGACTTCTTTGGCCCGAACCCCCGAATGAAGGCCAACCGCGACCGGCTCGTGGACTGGCACCACGTCACGTTCATGGGCCAGAAAGACCCCGCGCCCGGCCGAACCATGAAGGGCGCCGTGCTCGGTAAGATGGTGCTCGACGCCGAGTCGGAAGCCGATGGCATGTGGGCCGACTGGTGGGCGAACGCGGGCGAGCAACGGCGCAACCTCGTGGCCCTGCTCGAACGCCGCAGCGTGCCGCTGTACAACAGCACTCAACCAATCGCGGCGCAGATCGCCTACGGCAAGGCTGGCGCTATCGACGTGTGGCCGATCCGGTTCGACACGATCTCCACCGCCCCGCAGAACGGACTGGCAGTGGTGCCGCCTCTCAAGGCGCTGCTCGCCGATCCCTCAATCAGCGATTTCAGCGAGACGGCCGTAATGGCTGCGCTCGCAGAGTCGGACGACCTCAGCGCGTACCTGGCAGGGACCTCGGCAACGGGCCAACTGTCGGCAAAGGCCGGGCGAGTCTTGTCCACCAAGACCCGAGCGCAGTTGTACGAACTGTCGCGGCTCCTCTCGGAGTTCGTGCGTCAGTACGATCCAACTGCCTCCCAAGAGGTACACGATGATGAGTGACGAGGTAACCCCTCTGAACGAAACCATGACCGAACTGCTCGCGGAGATGCGCAAGGTCACCGCGGCGCAGGAGTCCGGCGGGAAGACGGATCGCACCGTCGAGGGCAAGGCGAAGCTCGCCGCTGCTCTCACCGACGAACACGAGAAGCTCTCCAAGAAGGACCGCAAGGCCGCCAAGGCGAAGGCCGCTGAGGCTCAGGCCGAGTCCGACGCGCGGCTTCAGCGGATGATCCGCGACGAGCTGCACGGCGTGCGCTCTGCCCCCGCCAATCTCGGCAAGGCGAAGCTCGCAGACGAGCCGCGCGGCCGTCGCAAGGCGTCGTTCGAGGAACGGCCCATCAAGTACTTCCGCCAGGCGTTCCGCGGGTACAAGGCAGGCGAGTTCCTGAACGCGCTCTGCGACTACCGCGGCATGTCCATCGACGGCATCGACCCCGTTGCGGTCACCCGCGGCAAGGCCGTGCTCATGGAACTGGCGGCGTTCGGCGGCAGGGCGGATCAGTCGCAAGGCATGATCCTGCTCGGTCGGCGCGACGGCGACATGATCGGCAAGGCAACGCTCGGCACAACCGGGGCCACGGGTGGATATGTCCTCCCGAACAACCTGGTTGACTCGGTGGTCAAGCCGAACGTGCAGGACGCCATCTACCAGAAGCTCTGCACCGTGCGCAACGGCGTCGCGGTCCGCGGAGTCGATCAGCCGTACCGCACCGGCGCTCCGTCTCGCGCTCAGTTCTCCAACTGGGGCGCGACGAAGGAGAACCGGGACGAGGCATACGGCAGCTATACAGCGACTCTCGGCACAATGGCGCTGATCTACGACGTGGGTAAGCAATACCTGCGGTTCAGCGCCGGCTCTGCCGAGGAAGACGTGATGGACGAGCTCGCCAAGGCCCACCGCCTCGGAGAGAACTACGCCGTCATCGCCGGCCCCGGCACCGGCTCCGCCACCCCTGGCGTGAACGATCCGACCGAAGGCGTCTACACGGCGCTCGCGGCTGGCGCGGCCACGTACCACACGACCACCTTCACCGCCGCCAACGCGACGGTCGCAGGCTCGGCCGGCAAGGGCTTCGCGCTCATGTTCAAGGCGCTTGCTGCACGGTCCCGCCGCCCCACGGCGGTCGTCGTGGATGCCCTGGCTTACTGGGACATCCTCGGACAGGGGACCGACGCCGCCGGCTTCTTCGTTCCGGCAGTCGAGTCCGCCACCACCATCTCGGGCTTCGCGATGGGCTCGGACGGCACCCTGCGATGGCACGGCGTGCCCGTCGTCATGGACGCCAATCTGGACGCCAACTCCGGTCAGACCGGCCTCGCCATCGCAGGCGAGTGGGACGCGCTCAAGATCTACCGGGGCATCGAGTTCCGCGTAGATACGAGCGATCAGGCTGGCACCCGGTGGGATCAGAACCTCGTCGGCTTCCGTGGCGAGCAGGAGTTCGGCCTTCACGCCGGCACTGCCGTCGCGACCGGCGCGTTCCAGTACCTCACCTCTCTCCTTCCGTAATCCCCTAGACCGTGGGGACCGGCTCGCGCTCCGGTCCGGTCCCCACACCTCGGAGCGCAGACGAATGATCACCTTGTGTATGCTGGTCAACGATCCCCCGCTAGACCGCCTCGCAATGCTGCTCGATTACACCGCGCCGGTCGTGGGACAGGTCGTATGCGTGGTGGATACGAAGACGCAGATCACGCTGCCGAAAGGCATGAAGTGCATCCCCTTCACCTGGGGCGATGACTTCTCAGCCGCCCGCAATGCCGCCCTCCCACACGTCAAGGGCGATTGGGTTCTGCACCTAGACCCCGACGAACTGCCGAGCGCCGACATGCTGGCGTTTCTGGCGATGGTGGATCGCAGCGAGTGGCGCGATCACGTCGATTGGAAAGACGGCCACTACTTCGATCCCAGGGGCTACCTGTTCTGGACGCGCAACTACTTCGGGGGCGTCCAGGGCGAGGAGTGGGAGGAACACTGGCACTGCCGCCTGTTCCGCGCATCGTTGGGCAAGTGGTACAAGCCGGTGCACGAGCTGGTGGCGCTCGCGGGCCAGCCCGAGAACGCGACACGGAATACGCCGTTTCTCCCGAAGGCCCCGCGTGCGGCGCACATCATCCATACCCCCGTTCCGCATGACGACTCGCTGTATGCCCGGATCGAAGCATGATTGACACGACGATCATC